GTTCCTGATATATCATAAGAGTCACAACCAAATGCTCCCATGTGTTCATTACCAGGATATTTTATACCGTTTTTCAACACCACTCTATTTTGTAATTGCTGAGGTGGAACCCAGCTAAGTTTAAATCTACCTTTTGGATCTGGATAATAAATCACTTGTGTGTCTTTTACACCATTAACCCATTGAAAATTACCAGTGGTAATGCCTAGTGTTCTAGACATTTCTTCGTTGTAATCTATTTGTTCGTATATTTTTGCTAAATTAAATATACTATTTTTTGTTTCGTCTCTAAATGCATGCTCTGTTGTTCTTGGAAACTGTCTATAGAACTCATTTAAAGCGTCTTGATCTCCTTTTAAACCTTCAGCTTCGTTTTGCCAATGATCTATTACGCCTATATCTATTAATTCACCATCTGGGGCAAACATGTCGACGTCAGGAGTAGTGAATACTGGAACTCCATACTCGTCAATAAATCCTTCGTAGTTCCATTCCATTGGGATAAACAAAGAATATAAACCAGATTTTGTCTGACCATTTCTATTTCTTTTAGTGACATCTGATGCATTGTATAGTTTTTTAAAATTGTCTCCACCTTTATCTAACGCGTTTGAAGTTGAGCCCATCATACATTTACCTATAATCCTGCTACCTAATCGTAAACATGTTTTTGTAACTCTCCAGTTATTTAAAATATTATCGGGTCTTTCCCACTTACCACTTTCATCATGTACTAGTAACGCTAGTTTTTCACCGTCATAACTATTGTCCCCTGTGTTTTTCCAGTCTATAGTTGTATCTAAACCTTCTAACTCTTCTAACTTTTCATTGTTAGTTATTTTTTTTCTTGTAAACTTACTAGCTGGAACTCTATATGCTAATTCTGTTTTAGGACGATCCATACCGTCTTGTATTGGTTTAAAGAAAAACGGGTAGTTAATACTAATAGGCACAACTTTATCAGTAAACATTTTTTTAGCATCACCACCTGTTTTAGAAAGTATACCATATCTACTATCACTTGAAATTGTAGCTAAATTAACTGTTTCGGCAGATGACATAAAAGAAAAACCACTACGTCTGTTTTTTAAATAACACATACCATAGCATCTTTTGTCTGCCTTGCAAGCTTCCCAGAATATAAAGAACAATCTATTTGCTTCTCTAAAATCAGGCGCACCAACATCTATTTTACTCCACTGTAAATACATATAATGCGTGCCTACTATATAAGTTGGTTTACCGTTGTTCATAAACCAAAAACCTTCTTCTCGACGTTTAAACTCTTCGTCTATATAATCATACCACTGCTCTTTGTTTTCGTCAGGGTAATTTCTCCAATCAAATATATTTTTTAAACGAGTTAACTCTTTAGGTTGTTCAAATTTTACCCATTTGTTTTTTGGGTGCATGTACACGTCCTTTGGTTCAGCCGGCAACCCAATTCGCAGATTTTGAATCTCCACCACTTGTCCAATTTTTCCAGTTTTAGAGATAACCACGATGTCATGTTCTTTATCATATCCATATTTCCATTTTTTAGATTTGTTAAGCCGACTAATAGTCGTGCGTTTAATAGGTTCTATTATTTTAACTAAACTTTGCTCGTACATTACTTAGATCTACCTTCTGCGAATCCTTTAAAAGCCGTTTTCTTTGTCTCTTCAGGTGTTTTTCCCTCAAGCAAGTTTTCTTCTTCTTGTATTCTGTTAAGTATTTCAAATGCGTCAAATATAGCTAGTTTTTTAGTAGCCGCAGCATTTTTTAATCTATCAGCTGACACATCATCTTCGGTATTAGTAATAATCTTTTCTTCTGCCACCTTGATTAATTCATCAACTGCTTTTCGCCCAGCTTGGATTATACTCTTCTTCGTCTCCTTGATACTCATATTTAATTGTAATAAAATTAGATAAAACTCTATATAGTCTTTCGCCGTCAACTATAAACTCATATTTACTGTTTGGCCTAACGCCAACTAGTTCGTTAACTTTTACAGTGCCATCAGAATATTTTACAACACCTTGCAAAGGCTTTTCAGATTCAATATTAAATTGATCTACTGCTTTTAAAGGTTTTATAAAACAATAACCTTTTGGAGCCAACCACTCTTGGTTTCTTTTGTATAAAAATATTTGATCTTTATTTATAAAGTAAGTAGATTCATCAAAATAACTTTTGCTATTACGTTCTACACCTTTAACATCGTGCCATCTACGAAACACATTGTGATGTACTATAACTGTATCTCCTGGTTGTATGTCTGTATCACCAACTATAGGAGTTGATATAACCGTGGCTTCTCTATTTACATATTGATGATTATAAATCTCTGTATTAACTATTAACTCTGAATCGCCAACTTTTTTTTTATTGTTATATCTTTCTCCTTTTGGTGTTACAACAAAGTTGTAAACACTTTTCATTAGTATTCTAAGTTATATTCTACAGACACTGCCATATTTTTGTTAAAGTCTTTCCAAGGCAGTACATCTTTTTTCTTTTTAATATAAATAGAATATTTATCTTCTTCTTCTAATATATCGCAAATCGTATGTCCACCGTAAACTTCTTGACCAACAGCATAATGCATGGCGTCGTTTTTGTAGTCTTTACCTATACTAATTTTTCTTATCAGCTTCGCCATTTTCTTTTGTATAATTTATAGTTCCATCTTGTATGTCTATATCAAACGTGCCATATTCTTTTTGAAACTCATCTTGTAAAACTTTAAGTTGATCTCTTAAACCCGCGATGCCATGCATCATCTCGTGTTTTTTAACTTCTATTGAACCAATCTCTAAGTTTGCTCTATTAATACCGTTTACTACTTGTTGAACTTTTTCTAATTGTTTATCGGTAATTTTTTCAGGTTTAGCCTTTAAGTCTACTATTTTTTCTTTTGTTTTTGCCATTTTATTTAATTTAAGTTAATTTAATTGTTTAATTTTCTAGTTCTGAGAAATATTCTATAGTGTCTATCTCCCATTGCTCTACTGTCCCGCCATCTGTCCAGTCTGCTTTCACGCTATCAATATAAACACAGGCGGCTGCAGAATCTGCAAATTGCTGTAACGAACTACCAATAGTATCAGTTGTTGAAACCAATACGTTTGTTCCTGCTAAATTAAAAAGTCTAAAGCTTACATTAGCTTTGTCTATTGTGTTAAATACTTCTGTTGTTATTATATAGTAATTCATATTATTTCGCTTCTATATTTGAATCTCCACTAATTGCAAATGCTTCTGTTCCTGCAATTTGACCAGTTCCATCATCTTGAAATGGCCACCAACCAACACAGTTTGCATACGCCGAGTGTGTGCCAACGTGTAGCGGTGCTCCACTGTTATATAATTCGTTTACTTCACTAGCGCTAAGCTCTTTATTCCAAATGGTAAGATTCATATATTTTGTTTCGGTATTATTACCAACAGCATCACCATCAAAAACTCTAGATCCTAAAGATATTGCTTTGTCTGTAGAAGTACCCATACTAACTGTACCAGAAGCACCGGTAGTATTATGACCATAAAAACCATATCCACAATCAGTAGCGTTCCAATATAATTTCATGTTTGAATATTGACCATTATTAGAAGTTCCTTTTGTTAAAGTCATTAAATGATAACCATCACCATTTACTGTACCTCTATTTGCAGAGTTCCAATTACCACCGTCTCCAAGTCCAGAAGCGTTCATAAAAACTCTATAGTCTCTAAGTCCAGATGGATCTAAATTTTGAGAGTGCCAAAAATTACGGTGTTGGTTACCAGAAGAGGAAGCAAAACGGGCATAAACTCTAGCATGAGGTTCGTAATAGTAAAGTAAAAATTCATCATCTCGATAATCAGTTGCATCAAGATCTTCCATGTGAAACAAAACAATAGTGCTGTTGTCATTAACATCCCAACCAGCTCTAATCCAAAAAGAAATACTAACAGCATCATCTTGATCAAATCTAAAATCTCCATTAGAATCAGCTAAAAATATACCGTGTGTTTGATCACCTGGTGCCGTTATAGATTTTGCTACAGCATTTTTGTTATGAAAATTACCTGTATCACTAACTTTTTTAGTGTTAACTTTGGTTACACCACTATACTTAGCTATATTAGCGTACGCTAAACCGTTTATTTTAGTTATTAATCCCATATATTATTTTTATTATGAAATTTCTACAAATGTATTGTCTGGATTGAACCATATTTGTCCGTTACTAGAATCTAAGCAATAACCGATAACTCTAACTATATCACCAGTACCACTAGGCGCTGTAGACGAGGCTTGCCCAGCTGTAGTTGATAAATATAGTATATCACCAATAGTACCTGGGTCATGGTTTAAAGTAACCATGCCTCTTAACAATACACCAGTTTCAACTACATTCGGTCCTAGCGCAACACCTATTAATCCACTTGCAGTTGAAGCGGCGTCTGCATCGGTAGCTGCCCAAACACTACCATTATAATATACTATAGATCCTGTAACCAGTTCTTCTGTAGGGCCAAAATATACAACATCTCCATCGTGAGTGCCATCAGTAGTACCAGGTACATCAAATTTACGTCTTGTTAAAACCGCACCTTTATTTCCAGCAAATCCACTCAATGTAAAATCCTCGCTTCCAGCCATATGAACAGTACCGTTTGCTAAGGCTAAATCATAATTGTTGTCACCTCCTCCTGCCGATGAATATATACCATAATTAGTTATTGTACCACCAGCGTTTGCAAAAGTGCTTTCTACTAAAAGACCATACGCGGTAACCGAGCCAACATTTGTTGCGGAATCATCTAGATCAATATGCATACCATATAAACCTGCTGTTTTACCAGAGGCAGTAATACCTGATTTGTTAACGTCTAAAAAAGCTCCTTTAAATGTACTTGTACCAGTGCCTGCAAAAGTACCATTAAAATCTACTAAATTATTGCTAGCACCATCTGCTGGAGTTGCTTGCCCAACAAACGTTGCTAAACTACCTGTTGTTAAACTTACACTTCTTAAGTTTAATAAAGCCGATGTTGTATTACTACCGTTTAAATCTAAACCTATTTGATTTACAGTAGCATTATCTATTGTTACTGCAGGAGCACTTTGACTTGCCGGGTTATTTATAAAAAGCTGTCCCCAACTTTTTGCCGCTGTTCCTAATGTCCCTTGCTGATCCGCTCTAGGGACTATACTTTTTGTATCGCCTAATGCCATGTTTTTTTATTTTTTATTTGTTTATGCTTTTGGTATAATGTTACCGTCCCCATCTATGTCAAAAAATCCTTCTTCACCTGGTGTTGTAGCCGGCATAACGTGACTGTTGCCGTCTAAATCCCAAGTGTCATGATTATCAACAAAAGAACTTCTTGGTTGTAAATGACTATTGCCATCTAATTCAAAAAATAGATCGTCTATAAGTGCTGGAGAAAAACCTCCACCAATAGCGTCTGCCGTGACAGCAGATATTCCTAATCCTAGACCTGGCATTACCTAACGTCTGCTAAATACATGATTACACTACCAGCTCCTAATGTTACAGCCGTAAATCTACCAACAATATTTATACCAGCTTTAAATGTTGTAGCTGTATTGATAGCATCTGCGTTAGTCCCATTTTGAGCAACTGGTGAAGTTGTGCCTATATAAGCCGTTGCACCTTTCTTAGCCGCTCCTGTTGTTCCATCTAAATACCCTGATGTATCTGGAGTTAACAAAGCAAACTTAGTTGCATCATCTAATATTTGAATAGATACTATAATTTTTCCAGTTGGCGGTGTGTAAGCACTAGTATCAGCTAAATACGCGCTACCCATTTGTCCGAAACCAAAAGCTACTTCCGTTGAATTTAATCCCATAATTTTATTTTTTTTATTGTTCTAATCCTAATTTTATTCTAATAGGTGATGTAGTTAAAATTTCATCATTATTTGTCAAAGCTGCTTCACATTTGTCTACAGTTATAGACGTTGTAGTTAAAGCTGTAATTGTACCAATAGCAGCTAAATCCATAGCTTGAATAGTGTCACCAACTGAAAATACTTTTGTTGCGTGAGCACCGTTGACAGTTAAGGTTGTTGTTGTTGTTGTCGCTGCTTGGTCACCTACTTGGTTTAATAATACATTTGTAGAGAAATTTAAAACACCCATTGTTAATCCTGCTACATATATTCTATGAAAACCCTCTAATGTATCAGTCATTTTTTCTCCATTAACTATAATACCCGTGTTAGGTGAATCACCACCACTACTACTAACATTACCAGAGCTCATAAAGCTATTATATGCGTATACATCCGAAGCCGATTGAGCAGAATTTATAACCATAACACCTAGCATGTGGTTTCTATGACCAGTTCCAGTAACAGGACTATTTGGCGTACCTAGGGAAGGTGGCTCAACACCGTCAATTGGTTTTGCGAACCATAACTGCCAATCAACTTCAGCTTGTCTAGCTCCGTGATTACCTTGCACGGCAATACACGCATCTACTATTCTATGTGTTCCTTTTGGAATATCTATAGCTACCCAATCAAAAACAATATCTTTATCTGCGAAAGCATTATCAGACTTATCTGTATCTATTTGATTTGTTACAGGCGTTAAAGTTCTTATCCAACCTGTGTCAAAATATTTACCTTTCATATTTTATTTTTTTACTTTTTCTAGTGATCTACCGCCAAAATAAGCACCGATCACAGTTATTAACACTAATTGCAAAAGATCTATATAAGAATCTTTTACATTGAA